TCATTGAGTAACCTCAGGACGTTTAATATCCTGGTCTTCTTCGAAATGACGTTTTAGTAATGCCATGAAATCTTGAATGAAGTTAGTTATACCATCTTCTCCATATTTATCTTCATATAATTGAACTAAATCATTTATAGTACGTGCAAATGTTGGAACAGTTTGTTTTAAACTTAATGCTTTACCATCAAGATAAGTTTCAACAACGATGTACGCTAATGGAAATACAATAACTCCAATCTGGCCAATCAACATCACTGACTCATTATTCTCACCATAAAGAATTGCTAAGATTGAAAATATTAGACCTCCTAATTGGATTAAAAACTTGCGAGATGTAAATTTCTTTAGAACTTCCATAGTTCTCCTTTCAATTAAAAAAGTCCCTAAGGACTTCGATTTTATCGATAACTTCTTTTGGTAATGATGCGATGATTTTAATCTTATTCTCAGCTCTAGCTTTCCATATATAGAATGCATTAATGCTACTTAATTCTACCCAACTTGCTAAAACTACATTTGAGAAAGCCGACATATCTCTTTCAAACATAGATCCAGTAAATAGAGCAATCGTTAATATAACAGCTAAGAAATAACTTATTCTTACTAACTTTTTACTAAACTCATTCTGGGATGATATCTTCGTATCCAATCGATCCTGGTGTCCTTTCTCCACGTACCATGGCAATATAATCAACTAATCGACCACGACCAACCTTACCTCCAGAATCAACTGAGAAGGTTGTTGTGAATCCACTCTTTCCAAAGCTATGAGATATTTCAGTGATTAAACCCAATTCAGTTGTTCCATCTTGATCAACAATACTAGCTCCATCACCAATTAATAAAAATGGTCTAAATGGTCCAGTAAAGCTTTCAACTTTACCAACACTTTCTAATCGAGCAGCAATTGATTCAGCAATGTTCGTTGCATTAACCAATGTTGTTCCTTCAGGGACTTCAACAAACAAGGTCTTATTCGATTGAAGATTCCAACCAGCATACGATTGTACATCACGATACACTTCAACGACCCATTTATTATCGTGAATACACACCTTCTTATAGGAAGATTCATCATCTCTTCGAATACTTCTACTGAAAATATCTTTATTTCTTAGGAAAGTAAATGTTGATCTACTTGGAAAATAACTGTATTCAAGGTCACCAATAATAATTTGACCATCAAGTGACTCCTCAATCTTCCAAGTAACCATTGTTTTTAATATCTCATTTATAGCACTTAGAACATCTTTATCAGCTGTAAATTTAAATGACCGTTGATTTGCTTCATATTGTATTTGGTATTGATCTTTGGTCAAATTAGCATATTCGAGTAACTCTTCAAAAATACCACTTAATGTTTTATAAGTTATATCTTTATGATTGTTTAACGTTTGATCTTTTAGTGCTTTGCCAATTAGATTTCTTCCATCTACCTGGACAGATTCTGATAAAACTGAGTAATCAGAATGATCAATATAGAATGTACCCATATCTATCTCATCTTCATCACCTAGAGCAAATTTAAAGATTATTTTTGCACCTGGTGAGAATAAACTATTCTTCTCATTGATGGCCACATTTCCATCAAAATCACTTGTTTCATTCTTAGGATTCTCAATTGATAAATTAAATGAGTAAATTGGATTATCAACACTATACTGTATACTTCCATCTTTTAAATAACGATTCATATCATGTTGAAACTCATATATAATCATCTTTTGAGTGTCACCAGCTTTATATGAACCGATTAAACCAAAACCATTCAATGTTTTTATTTCGAGTAGAGAAACATTTGTATCTAAGCCAACTTTAATTTCATTAAGCCAATCTGGATCACTAAAATTACCTTTAAATTTTTCACTAGGTTTTCCATATAACTCACCACTTTTTGTATAAAAAACTTGTCCTTCTGTATCATAAAACTGTAAGAAATCCGGGAATGATCCATTAGCAATCACTCCCAAATTTTCAAATATTAGCTGCATAAATCACCTCACATTACTTCAGGTTCTTGAACAGACTCTTCGATAATCTCTTCCTTTACTGGAAAATTAACAGTCTCATGTGATAATCCACAAGAAGTACACGCTATTACATCTTTATTCGTTTCAAAATAAAATACTTGACCACAAGTGCATCTTATTTCACCATGTTTCATTTTATATTTCTCCAAATTGAATAGCGAATGAAGTATCAATAACATATTGATCTGTCTTATGTACTCCATCAACAGTATAATCTGCTGTTATTACATCACCGATTAAAGGTGGAGTATCAAAAACAATTCTCGTGAATAAAATTGCTTTTAGAATTAGACTTGAAACACAAGATATCGAACCATCATTTGTATATCCAAACGAATAGCCTGAAGAATTTACATTTATACTAGAAACTAATTTCCATTCATTATCAATAAAATCAAACTGAGCAAAAGGACTATAACCTTGATACTTTATGATAAAACTTTTTCTAACTCTTGATAATAAAACAGTTCCACCATAATATGATGTAGATATTCCTGTTGGATTCGTTAATTTTATCCAATTGGTTCCATCCCAATCATACATTACAAAATATGGTGAATTATTAGATGTAGCAATCAAAAATAAACCATCTTGGCTTATTTCAATGCTTGCGCCCATATTTGACGCACCTGTTGGGAATGATGGAGGTGTAGATCTTTTTGTCCAACTTGTGCCACTCCAATCATAAATTGAAATAAAAGGTGAATTATAATGTGCAACTGCAATCGTATTTCCATTATTTGCCATTCTACAATCATTTGCAGTACTTGAAATTCCAGTCACATTAGGTCTTTTTGTCCAACTCATTCCATTCCAATCATAAACTTCTAAGTAAGGTGATCCTTGAGTTGCAAAAGCGACAACACTACCATCATCGTTTATACATGAATCTTGAATGTTACCATTTAAGCCTGTTGTAGGCATAGGTCTTTTAATCCAAGTACTACCAATCCAATCATAACAAAAGAAAACTGTTGAATTAGGCATTAACATAATAACTTTATTATCATTACTTATTACCAGTGATCTAATCGATTGTTGAGTCGGCAATTCACTAGGTAAAGGCCTTTGTATTAAAATATCACCCACTAAATCATATGTTCTTATAAAAGGTGATCCAGTTAGTGCTACAAGTACCAAACTTCCATCATTTGAGATTGCAACCATTTCAGCATCTGTTTCAGGTTTATATGAACTTCTAAATTGCGAAAAAGAAGATTCATTAATATAGTTTGTGACTACTAATCCATTTCTTTTAATTACAATACTTGAATTTCTAATATTTGCAGATGGTAAATCATAGGCTTTTTTAACGCCATCTCCAACACCAATTGAAACTCCAGCATAAGATTGACCTGTAAAAATACCGGTTGATGGTAGTTTTAAAGAAAATAAATTTGTAAACTCTAAATACTTAACGTGGCCATTGCCAACTGTTGTAGAGAATCTAGGAACATTTGTTTTCCTTTGTTTTAAAACAGTATCACTTGTCCAAGTAACATTTGCTGTTGTCCCTAGTTTAGCACTACTCAAATATGTATCATTCAAGCTAAATGCTCCCGTTGGCGCACCAGAACCACCTATTAAATAGTTCACTAATTGATTTGAGCTAGGCATACTGATATATGTTAGGTTTGCATTACTTGTATCAAATGTGACAAATACTGTTGCGTAAATTGTTACTACATCTACATCAGTTTTAACAATTGAAATTGTATTTCCTTCAGAATCTTTTAACAATGAATGAGTCACTAGATTCGTATTGGTGGATCCAAATGCTATTCCAACTTCTGATATTGTATTACCAACATATTCTTCTGGATTTAATACGATTTTTCGTTTCCAAACTGATAAAGGGATTGCTTTAATAATTTCTTCATCTACAGCAGCTTTTGTTCCTAGATGTGTAAATAATGAAGTTCTTGATGGAGACAATGTACCTGTACCAGAGCCAAAATGAATGTTTACGAAATATGCTAAACCACCACATAACCGAGTATACATTTGACTCAAAACAATGTTATAAGACACAAGAGACTGTTTTACTTCACCAGTGTTTTTATCTACAATCTCAATATCAAATCGATTATGTATTTTGATATTATTCTTTATTTCCATGATTCTCCTTTATAGTGGATTACTACCAACTTTTGTCACAACGAAACTTAAATTAGAAATACTTATTGTTATATTATCTCCACTGTTTTTTGCATATAAGTAATAAACTTGTTTTGGAATAAACGTTATTGGCAGAGATATTGAAATATTCTCAATGTCAAAACCTTCTGGAGGCGTTAATTCAGGAGTAAAGTTGAATACAAAGCTTTCTATTGCAAATCTACAACCTTGATTTAGACAATCCAATTCGAATAAACTTCGATCATATGAAATATATAAATCTCCACTAGCACTAGTGAAATTACTCATACTAAATATAATTTCTGAGTTATCGATACCAGGTATAGTCGATATAACAGCAAATGAAATATTTGTATTGTCTTTAACAATAAAAGCAGATGCAACTTGTGTTAGATCTGCATCAATTAAGTAATTAAACTTCAGTCTAATCGTATATTCGTCTTCATTTTCCGCGCTTATAGGTAGAGGATAGATTGGTTCTGCAACATTGAACCATGGAAGAATACATGTGTTAATATTTTCATCATCTAACTTAAAATTTAAATGCGTTAAAGGAAGAACTTCAAATTTAATATCTTTAATTGATGACTTCAAGTACTCGTCTGGTGAAGCCATTCCAGCCCAATTACGCTGAGTAATAAACCATTGAACACTACCTAAACTATTTTCAATAACAAATCCCATTCGATAATCATTTGTTATAAATAAATTCAACGAAACACCTATTCCAACAAACTCAGTTACTAACTGCTCATTTTCCCACGAATACGTACCATCGAATTGTTGACAATAACTTCGATAATTCAATGTACCATCTGATTTGATAAATCCAACCACTATACCTTGATCTTTATCGATATATGAAGCATTCTTCCATGCACGAATCGCTTTTACTTTTGTAACATCTGAAGCTAATTGAAATTTGGTACTGACATCATCCCAATATTGAGACCAAAGATTTCCTAGATTATCAACCCAAAAAATAAATGGTTTTTCAGAAGTAATTAATCTCCAAAGTTTTCGATATCTAACCCAATTACCATCGAATGCGATTGCTACAGCACTACCTAGCCCTAACTCAAATTGATCTTTCCAACCATCTTTTAATTTATCAGGATATTCTCGAATAGCGGTTCTAACTAAACCTGTATCAACATGAATTTCATAAATACGATCTGGAGGACCAAAAGCTTTTAAACGTCTTCCAGCCAAACTAATATCACCTAATCCACTTTTGCTTCTGATTGTTTCTGTTGTGAAATATGACGTATCCATAACCGTAGTTTTAGCACGTGCAATCGTCACACTCATTCTTGGATCAGAATTATTGGCTTTAGTCTGATGTTGAGACATCAATTTATTTAATAATTCAGCTGGAATTTCTCTCATAATTCTCCTATTTCATTGATATAGAATTTGAATGTACCGAAATACAGAACATTCTCTTTCGTCAATCTAGGGGTCTTTCTTACCCATTGCACTGGTTCATCAATATAACCGACATAATAATTTGAATCTTTAATTAGAGTGAATACTTCACCATTAGCCTGTCCTAAATTTATTGCATCAAACTGAATTTCATTTGTAAAAATCTCAACGCTAACATAAGGTTGAGGATCTCCAATAGTTTGAACATGGTAAGTCCCATCAAATAGTTTATTTTTGATTTTAGTTGATTCGTATTCAATTGGTGAAATTTCTTGAACATATTTTGCGATTGATACATCAGAAGAATTTTTTAATTGCATTATTTACGAACCTCTCTTCTGAGTCTGTCCATTAGTATATCAACCACACTTGTCATCTGACCTTGATTGTCAATACCCTCAACGCGTATCACTCCAGTATGGTTATGAACAACTTCACCTTGAGTAAATGCTGCAATCGAACTATCTGCCATTTGATATACCTGGTTATTTAATTTACCAATCGAGTTCTGTAAACCCAATGCGAAACCTTCACCAGTAAATGCTCCAATCTTTTCGAACTCTTTAGATGGTGAATTGATATCAAGAGCTTGTTTTGCTGAATCGATTAATCCTCCAGCAATGCCTTTTATTCCATCAAATAATGATCCAACCATTGAGCTAATACCACCCCATAATCCATTTATGATATCAATACCTACTTGAAATAGATCTATACCTAGGAATGGCTTTAAAATGTAATCATTAATCAATCCAGGTATCCCACCTCTTAAGAAAGAAAAAAAGACATTCTTAATGCCTTCCCATAATTTATTGAAGATACTCACACCTGCATTCAAGAAGTTTGTAAACATCGTACCTAATCCTGTAAACATATTAGAGAAAAATGTCGTTACAGATGTCCATATTTCACCAGCTTTAGTACTTATCCATTCCCAGTTATCAACTACAAGCTTACCAATTGCTATAACTGCCATTATTGCTATAACTACTCCACCGATGATTGGCAACATACCAACGAATGCGGCACCAGCTGTTCCAGCCATTACTCCAGAAATAATTCCCCATAAACCGATTAAACTTGAAATAGAACTAGCTAACATACCAAGTATTACTAATACTGGACCAATTGCAGCTACTATCGCTAGAATTATTAGTATTGTCCGTTTAGTCGAGTCATCTAACCCTTTAAACCAAGTAGCAACGTCTTTTAATATCTGTGATAATGATTCAAAGATTGGACCAAGCGCACTCTGAATTTCTTTTCCAAGTTCTGCACCAGCTAGAGTCAAATTATTCATTGCAACTGTTGAATTATCAATTGGATCTAATGTTGAATCGAATGTAGTTGCTGTTGATCCAGCATAACCAGATAAAGCATCAGTCATACTATCTATTTCAAATCGACCAGTTCGAATGCTTTCAGTGAATTCCACTGCAGCTTTACTTCCAAAAGTTTCAGTTGCTATTTTTAAAGCATCTGTTTCAGTTTTAGCATTCTTGATTGCATCAATCGTTTTTGTGAATTCTGTTGTTGCATCTTTTCCAGATGATGCCCAATTTTTATTTGATGTTTTTAAAGCAGCAAACACATTGTCGACATTCATACCAGACTTTTCAATCTGTCCAAGTAACGCAACACTCTCATCCATATCAAATCCAACTGTTCTAAGCTGTGCTCCATATTTTTCGTATGAAGAGAACAATTCATCAACTGATATACCAGTCTTTTGACTTGCTACAGTCGCAATATCGAGTAAGTCATTGTATTTACTCAATGGTTCGCCTGATGCTTCTAATGACCTAGAAACAGTTGCTATGGCTGTGTTAACATCGATTTTATTAATCTCTGCAAATTGTAAAAAAGCTAATGAAGCATCTTCAAGCTCTTCATTAGCAAATCCAAATCGAGTACTAACTTCACCAACTGCATCTGAGACAGCTTGTGTTTCAAATGGGAAGTTACCATATATTGAATCGAAAACTTTAGTCAATCCTTCAAGCTCTGTACCAGTTGCGCCAGTCTTAACAATAATGTTGTCATATGCTTCATCAATTGTTTTAAATGCAACAATAGCACCAGTCGCAACCGCCATAATTGGAACAGTCACATTACGAGTCATTGACTCACCCGTAGACTTCATTTTTTGGCCAACATCATCAACCTTTTTAGCCAGTTCTTCAAAATTAGCAGTGCCTTTTTCAACTTCTTTTGATACTGACTTAAGATCAACTTCATATTTAACTAATTCTGTTTTTGCACGTTCTATAGCTTGAGTTTTACGTTTAACAACATTTTCATTTCTACCTTCTGAAGAAGAGTAATCCTCTAAATCGCGGGTTAAAGCTTTAATTTTATCTTTATGTAATGTTACTTGTTCTGAAAGGTATTTTTGCTTGTCGGCAAGTTTATCCGCAGCTTTAGTATTTTCATCATACGCAAGAGTAGTTCTTTTAAACTCATTCTTACTAATTGCTAATTGATTATTAACTTCACTTAATGATCGTTTAAAATCAGCTACACCATCTGCAGTGAACTCAAGACCAACGCGCTTAATATCATTTTTTGCCATACTTACTCCTTTCTATTTCATTGTGATAATCAACCATTTTATAAAAAGTAATAGGATCTGAACTCCAAAATTCGTCTTCAGATAGACCCATTGCATGAGCTATATATAGACATCTAGCCCAATCTATTTCGTTATCTTCAACAGATTCAACTTCTCTTGGCTTTTTTTTTGGAATTTTTCAACTTCTTCTTGAAACCCAGAAATAAGTTCAAAGAAAGTATCCGTTTCATCAATTGGAACTAATGCTAATGCATCTTCTTTAGAAATCTTTTTACCATTTGAATACATCAACGCGTAAATCATTGTAGACATCATTTCAATTTGCTCATTGGAGTCTTCTGTTTTACTTGCCTCACTTAAATTGTGTTTGCCTTTAGCAATCATATTTAAAGTAAGCATGTTAACTTTTATCTCTAAAGTAGTACCATCTTGTAATTTAATGAATTTCATATTTTCTCCTATTGCCCTTTAAAAAAGGGTCGATGTGACCCTTACTTCTTATCCTTCTGGTACAGGTTCTAATGCAGTAAGCATTGCCTGATCTAATACTGGTTTAGAGAAGAATAAATCCTCTGTTAACCATAATGGATATGTAGACATATCCGACTGAACATATACTTTGATATTACCGAAATCATCAAATGGTAATGCTGTGATCGTTAATGTATCATTCTGTTCTTTGAATGAACCTTCTGATGTTTCAACTGAATCAGTGTTTGTTGTAAGTTGACATTTTGGAAACCACTCAAATCGATGTTTTCCATTTTGCATTTTAACAACTTTACCATACGCAAAATATGGACGTTCTGTACCAGCTCCGGATAAAACAAGACCTCCAGTTTCAACTGTTTCAGAACGCATTTTTGCTAATGTCTCAGCAACGAAGGCAATTACTTCAACACTTATTTCTGCACTTCCTTGACTAGAAACGTTTTGAATCAATTTTCCAGAAGCATAAATTGGAGTAGCCTCAGATGATTCATTTGTTTCAACACTCTTTACAACTTCTGTCTTTTCAACATCAGCTGAATATGTTTTAGTGTCGATGTTAGTCGCAAAACAAATGTATTGAGCACCTACTGATTGCTTAATATTAGGTGTTTTTTTTGTGATCATAAATTCCTTTCTAAAGACCTAAAGTCTTCTTCATCGTTTCTTCATACTTCTTTTGATTCTTTTCAAACATAGGAATCATATGAGGTTGTTTACCTTTTTTATAATTAAAAGCACCAAACTCTAACATAACCCCATAGTACTTACCCCACCCAACAGTAACTTCAACACGCTTCTCATTAACTTTGTATTTAAACATATCAACAAGATGCATGTAACCAGGTTTTCTGACTTCGCGATATGGTTTGGGTAACTTCTTTAAGTCATTTACAAATTCTTTTGCACCTGCTTCTAAAGCATCAATTGCATTATCTGCAGATCTTAATGACTCCTCTAAAATCGATTCAAAATGATTAATACCCACTAAATAGTCAATATCACTGTAATCTCTTTTTTTAGGTTTCGATGCCATCGAATAGATCCTCAAGAACTTCTATTGTAAAAGCTGAATGAACACATTTAAAATCATCAACATATTCATGTTTTACATTAGGTCGAATGCTTAAGTCTCTGAATTTCAATAATAAAGACATCAACTTAGGATGTCTTGGCTTGTCCGCAAAAAACGATATTTGATATGTAACTACATCAGTATTAACTTCATCACTGGCTGTTTGATAATCCCAATCAATTTCCCAAAATGCTAAGTAGGGAAATTTTATACTTGGAGGAACAACACCCTCTTTGGCATCTGGCATTTCAGATTTCAATAAGTCAATCAACTCTTGTTTTGTCATAATTGTTCCTCCAAAATAATATTCGATTTAGATAATGTAATTTCAATCTCTTTGAAGCCATTACTATTTGTTACAGTAGTAATATTTTGAGCTTCAAAAATCTCATCATCCAACTTTACTGCATACATTGCATCTCTCTTCAGTTCTTGGAATGGGATGACTAACATGTAAACAACATCAACATCTATTTGCTTGTATTCAATTTTGGTTTTGTTATAGATGGCTTTTTCACGATAATAGATTTGTGTTCCTGGCTTGATGTACTTTCTTTGAAATGTTTCATTTGTAAAATGAACTTCATGCAATGTACAAGAACCATCGTGATAACTAGGAAGACGATTGTAATCGATTAATTTGCGTGTCAAATATCTCACCCTCATATTTCTTCTTAAATTCATCTATAACTCCAAAATAAGCATGTCGAACGTATTCTTTTAAAAGTGATCGAGCACTTAAATCTGTTTCAAAATTGATATCTACAGCACCAGCTCCAATTACGAGTGAATTTAAAAAGTATTCACCTTCTTTAATTTTTTGAGTTATATTTTCACTTGGAAATGAACTTGGTAATTGTAAATCACTCTTAACTTCATTAAGTAAAGTCTCTAATTGGGCAGGTAACATTGACATACTATTCTCCCTTATTTACGTCTAAACTTAAATCATTTGATGCTTGATTCTTATCTAGTAAGTTTGGATCATTAAGTGTTTGATTTTCATCTAACAAGTTTATACTTTCATTCACAACTGTTTTTTCTGTTACTGTTTCGGTTTTTTTTGAATCATCAACTTCAACTATTAAAACTCTTTTAAGTTTATTTTTGTCAGAAGCTAATTCTTTTAATCGTGCTTTTTTGACTTCACTACCATCATGGGGGAATAAATCCCCCACGTTGTAGATATGTCCAGTTTGTAGGTCTCTAAATTTAGAAACTACTTGGTATTTCATTAAGCACCTTCAACTACGGAAACAGTTCTAACAGTTGGAATATATTCCTCTAACTTTGTTACATCAAACACATAAGCACAATTATCATCTTCCGCTCTACCATTTCCATAAGCCTTGATAACAAGAGCATCTACATCATCTAATGCTTTAGCTTCTTTGTATTCTGTAAGATTGAATCCATTTAGTCCCATAGTGTATTTACCTTCTAGTGTAAATGCAGCTTTCCCAAGAGGATTATTTGGAGTGTCAATAACTTCAATATTCTTGTATGATGAAATCATTTTTCCTTCTTTGTCATATAATGCTGGTTCAACATAAGTTGCCTTGTCAGAAGGATTACATATTAAATAAATCTTATCGATTGAACGTTTACCACCATTATTCAACGCATTCTTTACAGGAGCTAATGTTTTAGGTGAAAAGTCTGTAATCTCAGTACTTAATGTTTTTGCTGTATGAACTCCATCCACAGAAGTATTTATTAATCGATAGATACCAATTGGTGCATCTTTTCCATCTTCATTTAAGTATCCATCTTCGATACCATCTTCAAAAGCTTCTTTTAAGATAGCCATAAAGTATTTATCGACATATGGTAATCCTAGATCTCTAATTGATTTTGGAACAAGTAATAACACATGGAACTTTGAAACTTCCATATTTAATCCTGTAATACTTGCACTTAATTCAGAAGTAATCGCTTCAGTTAAGCCACCCCATTTGCCTTTGCCAGTCTTTGAAGCAGTAAACCATCTCTTAACTCCAGCTGGTGCAAAATTTATTAGCTTTAATAATTTAGATTCTTTTTTAACATCTTCTAAAGTGCGATCAATAATAGTAGTTGGAATAAAATCAACTTGATCAATCGTGATGGCTTGTTTAGGCCCAGACTTAAGGATGTTATAAAACTTAGTTTCTTCTTCATTCAAAATACGCAAATTTAGTGATTTGGCAAATTGTTCATCAGATGCTGCACGATTTGCATCAGCTAAAATCTTTTGAATTAATTCATCATTCTTGGCTGAAACGACTAATTCCATCGCTTCAAGTAATGCAGATGGTTTGTCCTCCGCACTGTTGAGTAATGCTAAAGCTTTCTCTTTAGCTTGTTTTACGATATCGTCTAATCTCATAAATTTCCTTTCTTCCCATTTAAAAAGGACTTCCATGTGTCCTTGGGTTCAACATTAGTTTTTGATTCTAAATCTTTTTCTAATTGCTTGTTCTTAATCACCAACTTATAGAGAAAGTGATTTTCAAGACTTTGCTTAGGTCCATCTTCCGAAACCACAGTTGCAAATCCATACTTTAAAGCTTCATCTGCAGATATCCATGTTTCATCATCAAGCATTTTTTTAATCTCTTTTTCAGATAAATTACTGTTTGATAGATAAATTTCTATGGATGGTTGTGTAACTTTTTCTAACCATTCTGCTGTTTTTCGCAACTCATTAGCATTACCCGCTGCATATGCCCAAGCATTATGAATCATGAGTAAACTAGATCGTGGCATAATGCGTTGCTTCCCAGCCATGAAAATTACAGAAGCTGCAGAACAGGCAAATCCATCATTAATCGTAATGACATTTCCATTGAATGACTTAAGAAGGTTATAAATACCTAAACCTTGACTTACTTCACCGCCATAAGAGTTTATTCTTACGGTTAGATTTGGAGTAGTTACCTTGGATAAATCATTTGCAATATCATAAGATCCTACATCTGAATCTTCCCATGACATTGAACTAATATCACCATGAATAATTAATTCCGTATTCGATTCATCTTCGCTTTTAACTAGTTGATAGAATTTCTTCACTTTTCTTCACCTCCTTTCTCCTTAGTATAGTTTTTGGTTATATAATGCTCATTTGCCCATTCTTCATTGATCGGTTCAAGACCACCAATTTCTCGAATGTCATTATGAGAAAACCCAATTCTAAATAATGCTTCACTATCTTTACTTATATCAATGATTGAAGTGTGGAGTATTTTAGTTCGATCTATTCTTACTTTACTTCCAGATATATACTCTTCTTTTGTTGATATTTTTGCATTAATTCCGTCTTCAATAATTTCAAGAAAAGGCATAATAGCATTCGTGATCATATCAACATTTGAAGTTGATTTATCTGTCTTATTTCCAAGCATAATATCAACAGGAATATTAAAAGTTGATGCAACATAATTGAAAGCACCATCAATAAGTTTTCGATAATCTTCAGAAGTTTTAGCAGAATCAGTTATTAAGTTATTGATTTCAATATTACCAGGTATATTCAAGATAGCTGGATCATCTGAGAAAAGATCGTTAGCAATAATTTGAATATACTCACTAGCGCTATATGTTTTTTCTCCAGTTTCTTTGCTCCTAATTTGAGTACCACCCCCACCAGGAAACTTAATTCTAAATTTTTTACCATTCTTGAACTTGTAATCAAAGGCAGCAAACGCAATTAGCTTAGAATACTCATTCATGAAAACTTCTAGCATGTTTGTTATTTGGGAGTTGCCTAATGAAAAGTAAAATACCTCATCCATGCTGAATGTACGACTCATCTTATATAGATTGTCACCATTTAATGTTTTAAGATGAATGTTTTTAAACTTCTTAGCAAAAACAACTTCATCTGTTTTATCGAATGTTTCAGCTAGATATAACTTGGAATTTAATATAATAACTAATGCTTCGTTTTTTATTATGAGTTTTCGAACTACATCTTTCCAAAATGTCGTTCCATCTGCATTATCATTTGGACGTATATTCAATCGATAGTAGATATCATCAGTTATAGATTTAACTTGTTTAGTCTTATCATCATACTTGAAAACTTTAAACTCTAATCTAGATATAGTCTTACTGATTAGATCTACACACTTCTCAACTGCTAATTCTTTTGCACTTAGTTGAGCTAATTTTGCAGAGTATAAACCAGAAGCAGCATCTATCAGGACACCATCTTTGTTTTCAAAAAACATACTAAATATTCCCATATATACTCCTTTCTAGATGTAAATATTAACTGGTTCGAGCATATCAAATTCACTCATTGCAACCATATGAGCCATTAATGGATCATTCTTTCTAAGCTTTGGTTCAATCTTGAAGTATCTCTTATTCCCTAATCCATCAATTTGAACTCCAGTGTTATTACATGCCCATCTCCACAAGGCACTATTACCAGCATTAATCTTACCTTCTGCAAAATTGTATTCAATTATTGGAGCAACCATAGCATTAACAGATGGAAGATTACGAATCATTCGAACAAGGTTGTTTGGATTATCTCTGTCTTCTGCTTCGATTCCATATGATTCAAAAATCTTTTTAATCATTCTAAACCTATAGCTATCCATAATGATCTTCATAACATAATATTTAGACATTTCTTGATAAACCCAATCGATAACTTTTTGAGCATCAATAGATGGACCATAAACTAATTCAAAGTCTTGATAACCAGGCTGTCCTATCATTTCAAAAGGAAACTTTATATCTTTGAAAAAAGGTGATCTTGTGCAAATCCATGTCTTGCTTATCCAAACTACTTCTCCATCGACATTAAATAAAAACCCCGCTGTTGCGAAGTCTCTTAAATCAGCAAAGTCAATTCCAACAATACATGATCTATCTCTAAGCTCCGGTAGTGGTCTCGGAATCTTCATGTCTTCATCTAGATGTGTAGTCTTTCTAATTTGTTCCCAAGTTGCAATCATTATTGCATCATCTCTTTTTGGGAAGTTCATTCTTTTTGTAAAGAATTCAACTCTTAGACTTGGAAACTTTTGCATCTGAATATAATCATATTCAATTTGCTCTTTTAAAGTAGGAAGATCATTAATACTAGGATTAGCTTTAATCCAATTTCTTGGATCATCCGCTTCCTCTTCTTTTTGAATTCTGCAAATAAATGGAAATATTCGTATTGAATTCTCTTCACCCTTTAAAATACTTTTTGAAACACTCATCAATTCATCTAAAACTCCATCACGTATATTCCCATCAGTTGATGTTATAAATGTCCTTGCATGTGGAATTTTACCTAATGCAGATGTAAACACTTTTACTTGATCTGCTGATTCGTAAGCGTGATATTCGTTAAACCATAATGCACCAATCTTCTTTCCATCTTTTGTTTTTGCGTTTGAAGTATTAAATCTTAATTTAGATCCAGTTTCTATATTTGCAATAACTTCTTTATTCCATTTGAATTTAGGTTTAAAGTATTCCTTATTTTCTTCAAGCATTTCATATACCACATCAAAGGAATCATTGGCTTGATCTTCACTATTCGCGACTATTTCAATATGATAATTCTTAATGTTATACATTGGTGTTTGAAAGAAATTTAATGTAGGACTAATAAATCCATCTTTTCCGTTTCCTCGACCCATATATGTAAAAATTATTTTGAAATATGGAGTATTTTTATAGAAAATAAACAAGAAATATAGAATAAATTTCTGATAAGTAAATAGTTTTACATACCATTTCTCACAATAATTAATACAGTTTCGATACATTGTTTCATTAAAAACTAGATCATCACGTTCAAATAATGGTAAAACTATGTTTTTAATTAACAGTTTTACATCATCACTAATCATGTCGGGATTCTTATCACAAAAATCAATATAATCAGATACTTCTTTAACCTTAATAATAGCCATTCGATTCCTTTATAGGCTTTTTAACAACAACTTCTTGAAGTCCTAAATCAGCTAGTATCTTTAACATTGAAACTGTGACTTTCCCTAGATTTTGAACGGATTCATTTGCTTTTGAAACTTTGATTCCGTTGCCATTAAATGTATCAAATCGAATACCATATTCTCGTATGTCTGCCTGGAGTTTTTCTTTTAATTCCCAATAGTAAATATAGTCATCAACAAGGTTCTCAAAGTGTTCTCCAACCTTGTTATTTTCCTTAAGTTGTTCAATTAGTGACTTCTTAATTCGTTTTTTTAATGATTCATTTATCTTTGAAGCCATAATTGACCCCCTTTCTCATGTGTGCACGCGGAATATTTACGTTTAGACACCCCACTAGTCCGTTCGCCAGTCAAAATAAAATAGCATTAGATTTAACCCGGGGGGTATTTATAAAAATAGTTACCATCTCTCTTGTGTTAATGGCATCTTGTGTTCAAACAACTTACTTCTTTCTTCTACAATTTCATGACAAGAGAAGCAAAGACTTACTAAGTTTTCTAATGTAAGACATAGCTCTGGATGATCCTTAAGAGCCTTGATATGATGAACATATTTCGCATCTTTGTATGCAACACGTTTGATTGGAATGTGTGAATTCCATTCTCCAGAACATCGTTTGCAATTGTAGTGATCACGTCTTAATGCAAGCAACCTAACTGCTTTCCATTCTTTCGTATAATAGAATCGGTTAGGATATGGCCCACGAATAATAGATGTTAACTCTTGAATAGTTTTTATCATTGTTATCTCATTCACGCATGCAAATAAAAAGAGACATTTCTGTCTCGGTTATATATCTCATACTTTTCACTTCTACCACAAATTATCATTTTTCCGTGGACTTGTCCATACTTACTACTCACCTAAATACACCATTTATCTAATACAAGATATCCAGAATGAATTAATTCTTTAACATCTACTTTATCAAATGAACTCATATGATCAAGTTTATCTAGGTTATCTAAATCCTCATCAGATAATTTATCATGTTGTTTACGATACTCTCGATACTTATGATAATTGAATCTAATCTTAGGATCATTATTATTTACAGTTAACTCTTTAGTTGCTTTAACATCTTCCACTCTTCAATATCTCCCATTTGAAACTTATCGTTTAACCAATCAAACATTATTTCTTTATCATAAAACTCTTCAGTCCATGAATTACCAGTTGAGTTATCTACGGCAACATACTTACCTGGTGCTACTTCTGTCCAGTATTTACCAATAGGAGTATAGAACTCAATGATTAAATCAAGTTCTAATGCTCCAACTTCTTGAATTTTAAACATACTATCATCTAGATTAACCATTAATTTCCTCTTTCTAATTTCTTACTGATTCATTCTTTTAACAAATGCATCTATCTCTTCATCTATTTTTTTGTAGATTAATGATTTAGCGCATTCATGAATTTCAACCATTTCGCTAATATTCTTTTTCTTGATATATAAATCAATCACAATTTGTTTAACATCAATTGGAAACACTGAACATTCATCAATGAATTTATTTACAATGAATAATTTATATTCATGGTTAGTTAGTTCTAGCAAATAAAAGTCTTCTTTATCCATGTTACTGATGATTAACTTCTCCCTTGAAATAGGATTTTGCGGAATCTTAGCAATTGAACTACCTGCCTTTTCTTTCATATTTCGAATAACCGTAATATTATCCTGGTCAATCTTAATTGCTCTTTTTAACATGTGATAGTTTATTAATGCTTCTTTAATATCTGTCTTAATCATTAAACAGACCTATGTATACCACTTGCAAGTTGATCAAGTGTATAACCTTTTCTATTCCAAGATTCTAAACAAGCCTCCATATAGCTTAAGCTAAGTTTTTTATACAGTACTGATTCAATTAGCGATAATTTCATTTTCTTAAATCCGTATGTATAAAACATTTCTTTTAACTTCTCTAATTCTGTAACTGATAAAGTTCTTTTGAATTCTATCTCAACTAAACCAATTAATTCTTCAGATGTTTCAACTGGAGGAATTGGATCGTCACTATATTCTTCTAAGTAAGAATAATCTTTATCTTTTTCTAGTTCTTTATCTAGTTCTTGTTCTTTATCTTCTTCTACTGCGTTATTTTCCGTTAGTGGTAACGTTATCGTAACGTTACTATTTGCTAATAACCTCTGTTTTTCTCTGTGTTTTTCTTGTCTTTTTCGATTTTGAACACTAATTTTTTGAAGCTTATCAAGTTCTTGATATTCTTCCCAATTCTTAATGAAAATGATTTGATCAAAACGTTCTATCATCTTGAATTTTTCCAAAGTCATAAGCGCTATCTTAACGAAATCAATAGTGAAATCAAAGTCATCAGCTAAATCTTCTTCGGTATATGGAATATCGCTTGTATAGAACAAAGCACCATTCTGATTTGATTCACCTGCTCTAGCTAGTAAGAAAACCCAAAGTAATACAATATCATTTCCACCAGGTAATTTTCTAATTCGTTTAATTTTACGATTATCCGGTAAAGTAACATCCATCTTTATCCATTTCACATCAGCCATGATTCACCTCTGGAACATCTAGTTGAGCACTAATTTCTTTTAACATTTCAATTCCTTCAGGAGTAAACATATGCTTCTTAGTCACAAGAATTGTATCGATGAATGACTTCTTACTTTTATCGGAATACTTCATAGCTCCAACATGTGGTTGTATTCTCGTGTTGATATCACATAGATCTAATTCTTCTCTTAAACCACTTGGTCTCAAAACAATTACTTGGTCACGCATTTATTTTTCTCCCCTCAATAACGTAAGAACCATCTTTCAATTCTCTAACAGTGCAGTCATAACCAAACTCTCGAAGATCATTTAAGATGTGTTCTTCACGTCCTTTAAATTTCTTCTTTGTAATCAAGGCATTGCCTTTCTCTTCTATATTTCTAAAAACGTAAGCTTCTACATACTTAGTTGAATGATTACACCGTTTTTCAATAATGACTGGATTATTATCATATGTGTTCGCTATACCTATACGTTTCAATCGAATGGATTCTAGTGCAGTGGTTAATATATCCCAATTCATTCGAGTAATCGAATAGGACCCATTCCGATACTTTTCTATCGTTAATTTATCCATTTTTGCATGAGTCGCAAGTTCTTTATCAGATATATCATTCTTAGACATTTCTTCATTCAAGATACTCTGACGATCAATTCTTCTTTGTATTTCTTCACCTGGAATAACAATAGGACCTCTCGGTTTATTACGATGATCCACAATCTCTTGAATAGCTTTTATTAATCGATTATGGGTCTTTTTAGTTAAAACTGTAGATCCTCTTCGATAGTGCACGATAGCTCCAATTGACATGCCTAATCTCTCAGCTAGTTCACCATTCGTTACTTCACAATCTTTCATTTTCTCAATCAATTCTATGCGCAAAGCTTCACGTTTTTTAACTTCATCATCTGTTATGACATGCTTCATAATTGTGCTCCTAAAGTGGTCTAAATCGGCTATAAAATGTTTGGTCAATAACCTTATATTATCGGTGATTTTGAAATCGCTTATATCGCCTTTGTTTATAAGGCTTTATTGATGATTTCTTGAGAACAATAGTTTTTGATAAATTCGACCTACTTTTTTCGCTGTTTTTAATGAGTTTTCCTATCTCTTCGAAGGTATATCCAGCTGCAATAAAAGTATCGAATATCGGTGTTAGAATTTGTTGGATTGAAGTGTACAATTTAGCAATTGAAATTCGATTAATTCCATATTGTTCATCAAGAAACTTCTCTATATCTGATTGATTTAAATCTTTACTAAACTCTTTAATTCGGTCATAAAGCTCATTTTTATTTGAACCATGACCTATAACTGCTATATGAGTTTTCTCATAATCCATATCGTGGACCTGGTACTCGAATAGCAATACCCTTCTCTAATAATTTGGATAATGAATCATTGGATGATTGTTGCGATTTAGATCGTAATTCTAATTCATTTTTAAGTCGATCATATTCACCGATTTTTAATTCAAACCATTCATTACCATTAATAATCCAAACTCTCTCATACTTATCATTTTTTGAAATATGTTCAATAGCACTCAAATTAACAATTATTTTTGTACCGTTTTTAATTTCAAATTCTATGAAATCCATTATTTTGAAACCTCCTTTAAATCGAATAGTCTTAACTTCTCAAAGTTTTTATCTTTTGGCTTAACAATTCTAGTTCTATAAGGTATTTCTGCGAATATATCCATATAGTCTTTATCTTCGCATTGACACAATACCCAATTCTTGCATTTGGTTTGTCTACTAGCTTGATCGTAACTAATGATTTTACCAGTTAACTCACATTCAAGTTCAGCATCTCCATGTGGATTTGCATTCCAACAAAATCTACATCGTGACATTATTTTCTACCCCATAAACGCTTACCACAATCCGAACAATATTTTGGGAATTTATAGTATTTCTTTCCACAATGTGGACATTTAAGAGTCTTAACAGCTTTTATCATTATTAAGAATGTATAAATAGCTGTCATAACGAGATAAATGTAATATTTGAGTTTATTCTTAAGAATGTACATTTTATAGTTTTTCATTTTCATCCTCAAAGTTTTAATGATATTGGAACTTCTTTTAACATTTTCTTTCTTGCAAGTTCACAAAAGTCTTTTTTAATTTCGAATCCATAAGCATTACGATTCAATTCAAGAGCTGCTCTAAGTGTTGAAGCACTTCCAGCTACTGGATCAATTACAACATCACCATAATCAGTAAAGATTGTTATTAATTTTTTTAATACTGGTATAGGTTTCTGTGTTGGATGTAATTTTGGATATGAACTGTCTGTTTCCCATTCAAACCAATTTAGAACCATTCGGCCATTATTATTGAATTTAGGTAATTTTTCTCTATATAATACAAGTCCATACTCAGTTGCTCCTACAATTTTCATATTTGCTTTTAAAACTTGTGAGCTTGATTTTTTAATAAATACAAGTGGTATATAGTTGTTAAACCCATATTTTTTACCATAATCAATTACCATTGATAACTGTTGGAATGAACAAAATACAATCATACATGGAGCTTTTCCAGTCTCTTTTGGTTCTTTGATTAACATCGTTGAACAAAAATGCATAAACTCGGCTATTTTAAAATTCTCATCTGTATCAAAGAATGATTTACCAGCTAAATCAGATTCACCATTACTATTGTCCCCATCCTCATACCAAACAGGATTAGATGCATATGCGTTATTACCTAAGTTATAAGGAATATCCGCAATTACTAGTTGAGCTTTTGGAATACCGTATCTTTTATAATTTTGAAAGTGATCGTTAATTAAATTACACTTAATTTCTTTTTCTGATTTGATAAATACCTCATTCATTAATGTCACTCTTTCTTTTGTTTTTACTATTTGTTTTAAGAATTACTTTCGTAAGCAATATTCCAGTTTTAGTTAACTCCCTATCATTTTTTATTAAATCCAATCGATTTAAATTAAGCATTTCAGCATTAGATACCATAGCTAAGTTTTCTATTGAAATATTAGATTTATTCCCATCAAGGAATATGAGTTTAAACCCTTTACGTAGCGGTCCGTTTATTCCTTCCCAAAGTATGATGTGTTTACCTCTCCATTTATTTGGATCTGCTACTTTAACATCTTTATATCCAAGAGTGTTTATTCTTTCGGAACCTACAGGCATATAATTCTTAGGTCGATCACCTTTTTTAAATTCTGTTTTTGGATTTAAACGTTGTCCTTTTTTAATTGGATTTGACGACACATGTCCTTTAGGGAAATATCCAGTTAAACCACTCGATATTTTATTGTTGTGTTTAAATCCTTTTACTTGTTGAATCGATAAAGTGATATTGAACTTTTCATTTACCATTTCAGTTATTTTTTTATTACTTATGCCTTTTGCATTCTCTTCAATAAACCTTCGTTGGTCATTAGTAAACTTGTGCATTATTTTTTCTCGACAATTTTTAATACATCCGGTAAATTAGATGATTTATCAGTTCCATAATATTCATCAATATGTTTTCTAGCGTTTAACATAACATTAGCGTTGTTAATGATGTTTCCAGCTACACTACTAATAGCTCTAGAACGTTTGATTTCCTCTTCGAGTTCTTCTCCAACAAGTGTTTCATCATTTAATCTTTCTAGCTGCTCAAACAAGTGATCATTTAAATTTTCTAATCTATTTTTCATTAACTTGTCCTAACCTTATCTTTTCTAAATAATTCTTTAATCTAATGAGTTTATAGTTTTTCTGTTGAACTACTTCTTCATTTAATTTGAACATTTGTATTATTTGCTCAAGCATAATAGTTACATCAGCAATCTCTTCAGACATGTGTTGCTTGTCACCTATGCCTCTTTTATACTTAATTATTTCTTTTATTAACTCAGACATTTCTTCAATCGCGACATCTAGTTGAGCATTTTCGCCCCAAGTCTCTAATGCATCCTGGTATACTTTATTTTCTAAATCAGACATATGTATTTTATTTGATGGAATTATGGGGAGCTTTCACTCCCCATTAAAACTACCCAACAACAACCTTTCCAGATGCTACTTCTTCTTCAAACTCGTTATATAAATAATCTGTAATCACTAATTGACAATCATGTTTCCAACGACTACCAGCTGCATCAAACAATGCTACTAGACCGCTCTTATCAATTCGTAATAAGAATAGTTGTTCTGGTTGTTTTACCTCGTAGAACGTACGTATTGGAGTTAATTTAACCAGTGGCGGAAGTTGAACTGTAGTCTTAATTCCTTGAGTAACTGTCATTTTTTGTGTTACTCCATCATCATCTAATGAGATTGATGTATCATTAGATAACTTACTAATTAAAGCAATCAACTGTGATTTATTGATTGATTCCTCAAAACAAGTTTGTAATTGAATAATCATTTCTTCGACTGTGATAAATCGATCAAACTTAATCTCAGGAACTTGTGCTTCTGCAACATACAATGTTTCGCGTTCCTTATTAACATCAAGTGATGATAAGACAACAACTCTCTTTTCTGAAACAATAATTCGTAAAGGTAAAACAACATCATTTCTATCAATTTCTTGTTGCTTTAGGTTACTTACAAGAGATAGTAATGACTTAACTACTACTTCTCTACGTTTTGGAATATATTCATCAATGCGAGTTATGTCTTTATCGACATACTCACGTCCATGAATTACAATATGATTTACTTTTCGTGATTCATCGAATAAATCTAATAACTGTAGTATTGCTTCTTTAATCATTTGTTTTACTTTCGCTAGTTAGCGCCTTTCTCTGATACGATATCTACCTCTTCAATAACTGAATATGCACTCATTCCAATTACAAATATTTCTTGTTCTTGAACATTTCCAAAGATATCGAATTGCCCTGGAGCAACTGGAGTGACTTCTTTTAGAATATTGAATACTTCACCAGTCTTCTTATCAGTTTCTTTAACATTGAATAATGTTGTGGATGTTGGAGCAGTTGGTTCTACTTTAGATTTAACTTGAGAAATCATAGTGATTTGTGTTCGATCTGCAGATGGTGTGAATGTAAGACGAATATCAATAACACGTTTCTTTGTTGGATCTGTATTGATATCGTTAATATTGGCCACAATTTTTTCTAGCTCATAATCAGCTAACTTCATGATTTGATTGCGACCAGCTTCTAGAATGCTTTTCTTTTTTTGTGCTGTCATAATGTTCCTTTCTTTGACTGACATTTATATTTTTTAGGTGTAATAGAATTTCATTTCGTACCCCCTAAGTAACAAACATCGACAATTGAGTATCAGGTAGTAATTCTGGATTACTCATTCTTACAAGGCTAGCAATCGTACTAATCAGCATTTCATAGGTATTTACTTTTGAATGTGTGCCTAATTGATGTAGTGCTGAGTGATCTATTCTAAACTCCCCATTGTCGGCTATCTTGATTGCAATAAATTGCTTTCTTCCATATAAAGCAGTTACACACTCTTTCCCAAATAGTGTTCCTCGATGGAATCTTAACTTAGGAAACTCATTGTTTAACTTTTGATATAACTCTTGTAAATCCATTACTTTCCCCTCATGTTTTCTAGTTTTTTACGTTTGTTTTCTTTCGATGTCTGTAGATAAATTGCGGTTGTTTTAATATCCAAATGTCTTAGAATATCTTTGAGATCTGCAAGACTTCCACCATTTTCAATCCAATTTATTGCGAATAGATGTCTAACATTATGTGGATATACGATTGACTTATTTACTCGTGCTCTTCCAGCAATCTTCTTTAATCGATATCGAATTTGACGATCATTTAAATCGAATATAGGACCAGTCTTGATACGTTTATCTTTGGCATAATTAACCAACTTTCGTTTCAATTGTTGAGTGAGTATGATGTCACCCATCTTTCCTTTGTTGTTGACCTCAATGTAGAATGATTTGAGATTATCAACAGTGAAGAATGTTAACTCACTGATGCGTATTCCTGTGGTCACTAGGACTTCTAATATGAGGTAGATGTCTTCATACCCCATAGCTTTCGCAAAACGTTGTAAACGTGCAAAATCTTTATTAGACAAGACTGTTTCAAGACTACTCTTCATTTGTGTCTTAAACTTCTTTACTACGAGTTTTTCAAGCTTTAACCATCTAAGGTACTTATTCACTGAAATAACGATTTGATTCAATGAAGATGATTTATAGCCTTCTGCAGCGATCATTTCTTTAAATGAAATGACATCTTCTTTAGTGATTGGATTATTGTGCTTAACTGATTCGATAAACATTTCAATATTGCGTTTGTATGCATGGACTGTATTTTTAGACTTTTCATCATTTCTTAATTCGTCGACGAAAACGGATAACTCATCCTTTAACTGTGTTCGATTCATTTTTATTTATCTTATTGATCAGTCTTTAATATGACTTGACCAATTACTTTCCCAATAACGTTTTTTGTAACAAAGATATCGTATCGTTGTAGAAACTCACCTTCCATGTAATAGCAAGCGCCACAAACATCTAATACAATAGCTTGATATTCTTTGTTGTTTAATTGAATCTTAAATTCATCATATAATTCATGGCTTTGGTAACCCTCGTATATACCACGTTCTAAACGTGTCATATTAGCTGTTGCTACAACCACTTTCCCATCGAATGTATACATACCATCGTCATTAACTTCAAAGTCATAGATCCTTAAGCCACTAGCAGTTGTTATACCGCTTGAACCATCTCCAAGATGATAGTTCGTAAAGTAAACATCCACTTTTCTATATTCTTCAAGATACATTTGATTAATCTCTTCACCAGAATCAGTCTTTGGTTCCTCATACACTGGTTTAATCAATGTTGAATATTCTTCTCTTCGAATACTTAAATCTTTTGTATACCAGGAGTAATGGAGAATTAAAAGAGATACAAGTAGAATAATTGATACATACTTAACTTCTTTTTTAAGTCTTCTCTTTTTCATCTTGTACCTCCTTTAGATTTCTTTCTAAATCATTGATATGAGAAAGTATTTTATTCACTTTCTCACCATTGGTAAGCTTGTTGTTTTTTACAGTTGATTTAATAAGTGCAATTGCGACAACATGATCGACTAAACGTTTCATATCATTTACTAGATTCATAAATCAGTTCTCTCAATCATCGGTAGAATTCCCTTCTCTTTTAAGAAGTTATAAAGGAACATTCTTCCTTTTTGAGTCCACTGAGTATGCATTGAAACTTCCCTACGTCCATCTGTACGTGTAATCGGCACACTTATTGAAGATGTATAACCTTTGGAATGATATTCTGAATACAATAACCATTGGCCATTCATTAAGTATTGAATTCGATGATTATGAAGTATTACATTGAACTTCACTGCTGACATTCCATAATCCTTTGCGATCTGCGTGATTGTCACTAATTCATTACCTTTTAGAATTAGATCTAAATAATCAACTTTTGGTTTAAGTTCACCAATTATCTGATGGCTTATCTTAAGTTCCTGTTTTGCATCACTATATGCCTGGATAATCCCTAAGATATAATTTGGATCCTGCATAGTTTTTACAATTACATCTTCAGTAAGATACGCACCTTGTTTTCGAATAGCTGGTAGTACATCACTGGTAACCCAACGTTTGAATTTCTTAGCAGCTGGTAATTGAGATTTAAGAATCAAACTATATAAACCGGATTCATTAATGATTGGAGTTTTTTGTAATCTTCCGATGGAGTCCTGAATTGGGACTTCATCTTTGTCTTCTAAATCAACAAGATCATTTATCGCTTTTGTAGTTCTGGTATACCCAAGTACTTCAGCAACATCTTTACCAACAAACCAAGGTTGATTATCTTTGACTATTGTTCGAATCTCTTTTTGATCAAATTCAAATATTTGTAAATTATTCATTTTAAGGATTACCTTTCTTTGTTATGATGTGAATAGTAACTAACTGGGGAGGGGGTGAAGAATTTGAATAATAAATTAGATATTTTAGCTAAATCTCTTGAAAACGTTGGCAATTCTTTAAATAAATCTATAGAAGAAGCAAGTAAGAAAGCGTTAAGTTTTGATTTACCAACCCCTATTTGGGAAGATTTTCATTATAATTTACCTGAACTTGAGATTAATCCAATGATAGGATTAGCCGAGGAACAGTTAAGTGAAATTAAGAAGCTTAACTCTCAAATAGAAACTTTACAAAAAAGAATTCAAGATTTAGAAGAAAAAGCAGAACTAAGTAGAAAAAATCAATGGAAACACGATGTTTTAATAGCTTTTATTGGAGCCTTTTTCGGATTTATTTTCAGTTTATTTATTTAGAATTTATTTTTCTTTGATTAATCTAGTACTATCAATAAAACAACAGGAGATATAAATTTGAGACAAACAATAATGAATAGACTTATTGAATTGCGTAATGATTTGATTCTTATATCTGATAATCACGATGATGTTTTAAATGTAATAATTAAGTACGAAATGATGATAATGGGTACAAGACATAATACTGTAAGTTCACTTGAACTTTTATATAGATTAGGTATCAATATTGAAGAATTTAATGACCATATTCCAAGTATTTGTAAAGATCTTGGAATGAAATATGAAGGTCTTATTTCTGTTAAAGATATCAATGTTAAGGATCCAAAAATTAGCATGTATTTAATTGAATTATTCTGAGAACGTTCCTGGATATTTTTGATTGAACATCGATTTTGCTTCATTAATTGAGATTTTTCCGCAAAGTATTAGATTTTTAATTCTTTCCATAAATTCATTTAATGTTTCATTTACATCACTATTCTCAGTAGTGATGTTTTCTATGCCCTCATCTTTTAAATCTTTTAAAATATATTTCTCATCTAACATTTTCATATTTTCCTTTCTTTGTTATGATTGTTTTTAGTAATGGTGAGGGATAACTATGAGAGAAGTAATTAAGAACAAGCTTATTGAAGTTCGAAACGATTTTAATTCTTTAGATCAATCGAAACGAAACTCAATGTCTTTGTTCAAAAAGCACGACTTAGTGTTAACAGGTCCAATCAGAAGTAGAATTTATGCTGTGGAGCTTCTATACATGATTGATATTCCAGTAGAGAAATATATCGATATTATTCCTGGTATATGTGATGAGATTGGATTAAAGACGTTTGGTGTAATAAGCTCTAATGATTTATTCAAAGAAGATGTAGAAATAAGAAACTTTGTAATCGAATTAATCTAGGATTGAATACATGCATCGAAGTTGCTACCGATCAGGCCAACAAAGGAAGGAATTTCAGGAGAACACAAAACTTGATCAGTAACAACTTGCATACATGTATTCTTTTTTTTATAATCACTTCCAAGCTCTTTTTCGTAATGGAGAATTCACAAATTCGATATACTTTCTAACAACAACCTTCCATGGACTATTTCTCTTAGTCCCCTCTTTAAATGCGTGTGCATTCTTAGATCTGCAATAATTTAGAACATGTTCTTCACTGAATCCAAGTTTTGTAAGCTCTTGAACAGTCATAACTTCTTTTTCAATTTTTATTCCGAAGTATTCCATTTGCTCTCCTATTCTGAATACATGTATCTAAACTGGCATCCTACTAATCTAGTAATCGGGGGATGATTACTTTGGGTGGGGGAAGTAGATCAATAGAATGACAGTCTGCATACATGTATTCAATATTCACATATCGTGAAGTTACTCTTCAAAAAAAATAGCTTGAACTGTAGTACCTAAAGTTTTTGCCAATAAGATCTTAACTTCATCGCGAGGAACTCTTGCTCCTTGCTCGTATGATTCAATAGCTCTTAGAGATAATCCTGTAATTTTAGCAAGTTGTATACGAGTAAGCCCAACATTTTCTCTAAGTTCCATTAATTTTCTTGAAATGAATTTCTTTTCCATAACCAATTCCTTTCTACTAATTGCATTCTATACTACACATATCGTGAAGTCAATACCTAAATACACATTTTGTGAATATTTGTTTGACATCTACACAATTCGTGTGTATTGTATAGATAAAGAAGTGAGGAAATTTAATGTCAATATTTAGTGATCGTCTCAAACAACTGAGAAAACAAAACGGTTTGACTCAAAAAATGTTAGGTCAGAATTTAAATTTAGGCGAAAGTACAATAAGTATGTATGAGCTTGGAGAAAGAGAACCAAATTTCGAAACACTTGAATTATTAGCTGATTATTTTAATGTTGATATAGATTTTTTACTTGGGAAATCTGATAAAACAACTAAATTAGATATATATGGGAATCACAAAAATAATCTAGAGTATTTTTCAGATAAACCAGAATTGTTGGATTTATATCAACAGATTTATGAAAGTGAAACATTACAACTATTATTCGACTCAGCGAAAGATTTAACACCACAAGATTTAGAAATGGTATTAACAATAATAAAAGGCATTAGAAAGGAAAGAGGCATAGATTAATTAATTATGGGGGAATTTGATATCGGGGACTTTAATGAGTTTTGTAGTATTCATGGAATATGCATAAAAATTAAGAAGAATCTTGGTTCATCTATAAAAGGGTTTTGTTATTACGATGGGGAATCGTACCATGTGTTTCTAAATAATAGATTCAGTGGATCACAATTAAAAACAACCACAATACACGAGATTATACATATTATGAAAGATCACTTTAGTTGTGATCCTAAATATATTTCTAAATGTGAAATCGAAGTTGAAAGAATTATTGAGGATTATCATTTGCAGTTTAATTTATTGGGTTATAACGCATGATGCGTTCAAGGGGGAAATATGAAGTTAGGGTTGAGAACACCAAGCCTAAAGAAAAGCTTTAAAGCTAGAACCACAGGCAAGCTAAAAAGATCATTAAAGAAGGCAGTAAATCCACTATATGCTAAAAGTGGAATTGGATTTTTAAAGAATCCTTTAAAGTCTTCCAAAGCAAAGATTTATAAAAAAACAACTTTCAGTCTTTGGGACCTATTTAAATAA